AGACCGTCGTCAGCGCCTAGCTGTGCGCCATCAGCGTACCAGCGGGTGTCGGTCTTGCGTATCTTGTTGACACCCTCGCTTTTGTGGACTGTATCAACGTGTGCTACGAACAGGGTCTTGTGGTCTGCCGTGGTGCGGGTGTCGATGTGTAGATTGCCCACAGCATCGGTGTAGGCGAAGGGTTGAATTTTAGGGTCACCGTGACCCGTTTTGTTGGCATTGTCCTTGAGCCAGCGTGTGAAGCCAGCCGTTGTCTTAGTGGCATGGGGTCTGGCCACGGACAGCGCACGCTGCAAGGTTTTGTACAGGATGGTTTGCTTGTTCATTATTATTCTCCTTGGGTTGTTGGTGCGGTTGCTTCGGCGTAGTCAGGGTGTATCAGGGCGTAGTCCGCTGCGTAGGCAGGGTGTATCAGCATACCGCGTGATGTTCTGTATGGACTAACCACGTCGGTCAGGTAGTAGTTGCTACTGTGAACACAGCGCCATGCGTCGTCGCGGTGCGCCCACTCGCCGTCATGTAGCTCGACGCACTTGTCGATGTGCTCATACTCGTCGTTGTGCTCGCAGTAGACAATCGCGTCGCTGCCTCGGCTGTACCACTCGCTTTCACGCTCAAGATACACAGCGTCGTCGGTGTGCTCGTACTCATTGGTGTCAACACATCGCACGATATTGTTCTCACCTAAGTAACGGTCGTGGTAGTACTCACGTTGCGACTCGACGTACACCACATCATCGCTGCATATGTAGTGCTGGTTCCCATGCCGTGTGTAAGCGTAGGTGTAGTGCTCCCGAACGCAATACTCGCAGATATGCAGGTCGCCGTTCGACCCTGCCCAGTGACCGTCATCCTCGTTAAAGGAGTCCCCGCAGTTACTGCACTCGCAGTCCCCTGCACTGTGGGTCGGTGTGCCGTCCTGTCGGTCAAACTCGTACTCACCGCCAGAGGTCACCGTCATCAGACAGCGGCCAAGAATTTCAACATTCTTATCACTGCCGTCGAGGTAGGGCGCTAGGAAGGAGTCGCCGTGGGGTATGTACCGCAGTACGGCCCCGTCCCAGCTATCTCGATGGGCAATACCCTGCCCCTTCAGCCATGCTTCGAGCAAGGTGTCGGGCTGGCTGTGTGCGCGAGGATCGTCCATCTTGCGATAAGACCGAACAAAGTAGGCAGTGTCGGTCTCAGGGTCGGTGTAGATCAGCGCTCTGGCACGATAGGTCGTGCCGTCCATGCGTACTGCTATCGACCAGCCTAGCTCTGGGGCATACACTTGGTAGGGGTGAGCGTCGTCGTCGTAGTTACTTAGTGTCATGCACGACTTCGCCCCGTTCTTGATAACGTCCAGCATCTCGGGCATGGTCTTGACGATCTTGCAGGTAGCACCCGAATACTGCGCCGCGATCTCCCGCACCACATGGTCAGGCAAGTCAAAGTGCCGCACTAAGTATTTACCTATGGTTGTCACGGTCTGCCGGTCGTTGATACCAGAGCGCTCATCCCTTGTGTAAGCCAGACGCGACGGGTCTGCCTCACTGATGTAAGGGTATTCCAGAAGCAACTGGTGCCAATCGTAGGGCGGTGCGATGTCGATGGCTTGGAAGATGGCGGGGTGTATGTCGTGCTTGTTGCTCATCGTAACGTGCCAGCCACGTTGATGTTCGACGGGGTAGTTGCCGTAGTACACATGGCGTATGGCTTGGACACCCTCACGGATGTTTTTAATCATTGCATGGCGATTGTATTCGTCTTGCATTTTACTTCTCCTTGGTTGAAATATCGGGTCACCGTGACCCGAATTTTGTTTTAGTCTTACGATTGTACTGCTTTTGGGAAAAAGTGTCCACTGATTAAAGAAAACCGGACAGTCATCTGGACACCGAATAAGCTATGACTGGCGCGGGTACTACGAAAAGCGGTGTGTTGATGTATCTATTTTGGAGAGCTAACAAAGGAAAGTGTCCAATCAAAAAAGAATAAGCACACCTATATATACACTGCCCCATATATATAAATACTTTTAAAAAGATATATAAATATGCCCAGTAATCCGGATACCCACGCCCAGCTTGGGTTATAAGTGTCCGCTTGAGTGTCCAAAAATCTTTAATCACTGGATACCTTGGACAGAGGGGGTTTTTTGCTTTAGTCTTAGTTTTCGGGTCACCGTGACCCGATTTTGATTACCGTTAAGAACGGCTACCACCTTCGCCGGACACCCATTCGAACAGGTCAAATGCATCGCGGTAGTAGAGTTCCTTCTTGACGGGCGTTTCGTAGTGCTCTGGTGAATCCGTTTGATCTAGTTGCTCAAGTACGGACTTGCGTGTCTTGCCGATGATGCTGTAACGGTCTGAGTCATATTTTATTGGTGCTACCCAATAGGTTAGCTTTGGCATGGTGATTCTCCTTAGATGAATGTGATGGTGTGCGGTTCGTCGGTAACAAGCGGGTCTGCGTCTGGATACAGATCGACCTTGGTCGGGCAGTCCTCATTGCCGTACAGCATGAACGCCTCGAACATGAGATCGGTTCGTCCGCCAAGATGGGTGTTGCGTAGCCATTGGCAGTCTTCGAATGTGTTTAGAAATTTCATGGTGATTCTCCTGATTGAGATTGATTCGCGTTTAAGAACCGGACTGGTTCGCATTTACTTAGACAGGTTTTGAAACACCAGCAAGACCCTGCCCATAACTCTCGCCAGAAAATCGGGTCACCGTGACCCGAAAATTACATCGCTGCCAGAAATTTCTTCTTCTGTGCCTTGGTCATCTTTGCGACGATCTTCATAGCTTCCTCGATCAAGTCGATCTCTTTCTTGCCACTAGATGCGCGCCGTGTAGTACCAGCAAGCATGAGTAGCACGTCGCGTTTCGTAGTCTTGGCTGCTTCGTACTTGGCGTGACTGCTATCCATCATGACCTTGCCCGTTGATGACACCTTGAAAGCGCAGCCTGTCTTCGAGCACGCCCATTCGATGATGATCGGCGTGCAGTCCTCGATGGTCGTGTAACCAGCCTTTTGCATACCCTCGATAAGTGCGACACGAGCGGATGCAAATTTATTCAATGCAGTAAATGCTGCTTGCTTGTTTGCTTTAGACATTGTGATTCTCCTGTGAAATAGATTGTGCCGCAGGGCTTATTCCCTACTGACAAACCCATTATACGGTTAGCACCATTTGATCGACAGAATCGGGTCACTGTGACCCTAAAATCGGGGTGAAATCGGGTATTTGCCGACCCCACCGTACCCCCATGCCCCCTTTTTGACGTGCCGCTTGGCCTCGCCACATAACACTGTTTCGTAACCGCACAGCACAATTCGTGTTATCACATAGACAATGTAAGATTAAAGACGTATCACATAGACAAAAGACCCACCCCCTTCATTATTTTTTAGTCTTGCGCCATAAATTTTATAAAATTTTAAAAAATCATAGTTAGTAAAATAGCAACTACACAGACAAAAAAAATCCCGAGCCTTGTGAGCCCGGGACTAAAGCTAGGATAAACCCAACTGAAGGAGAAGCAAATGCTTGCGCACTCGCTAAATTTAAGTGTACAGTACGCCCACCGAGGTTGCAATAGGACCTGCGCATGCTAGACCATTTAATTGATTTTGAACCGGAGGTGCTTCCCGCCCCAACGGAGTTTGTGCCACTTGAAAAGGTAGGCACGGCGGATGCTATTGACGCCAAAGTAAAAACGTCCGAGTGGTTAAAAGGCTTGGGCGCGGTAGACGACGAAGACATTGCCGACGAGCTGGGCGCACAGGCGGCCCGTAAAGCGTTTACATCCGTGGTAGCCGGTGTTGCACCAGAAACAACCCACACCGCCTTGGCGCAAGTTAAGACCCCCGCTGCGGTTGCACACCTTGTTGGAATGCTAACGGCCTACGATTGGGCGTTTGTAGAGCAAGCCAAAGAACTACGTGGCTACGCGGTGGCCAAGCTGCTCGAAGAGACCAACAACCCCAGCGCTAATATACGGTTGAAAGCCTTGGGTTATTTAGGCAAGGTCACAGAGGTTGGCCTGTTCACCGACAAGATCGAAGTCAAAAAGACCGAGATGTCCGACGCTGAGATCGAACAGCGCATTAAAGACAAGCTCAGTCGTTTTGCACAGATTGTTGAAATCACCGACGTAACGGACATCCGAGAGATCGAAGAACTTAACGCACCTGCCGCTGATGACGAAATCATTAACACCAGCGGAGATTAAAGCGTTGCAGGCCATCCTGCCTACGCTCTCGACCAAAGAAAAAGCCGAACTACTAGCCGACCTAGAAGAACGTGCCATACGTGCGGGCAAGGAAGTGGCTAAAGATACGATGCTCGGGTTCGCCCAGCACGTCTATCCGGGCTTTAAAGTCGGGCCACACCATAAAATCCTGTCGCGTATCTTCGAGGACGTGATTGCCGGCAAGAAAAAGCGGGTCATTATCAATATTGCGCCACGTATGGGCAAGTCCGAGTTCTCGTCCTACCTGTTTCCGGCCTACTTTCTAGGCAAATTCCCCGAGAAGAAGATCATTATGGGCACCCATACGGCGGGTTTGTCCGAGGATTTTGGCCGTCGGGTACGAAATCTAATCAATTCCGAGGAATACTATGACCTTTTTCCAAAAACTGAGGTTGCAGACGATCAAAAAGCGGCAGGAAAGTGGTCTACGTCTGCCGGTGGCCAGTACTACGCTGCTGGTGTTGGTGGTGCTCTTGCTGGTCGCGGTGCTGATTTGTTCGTTGTTGATGATCCCCATTCCGAACAAGATGTAAAAACAAACAGTAGGCTCGCATTTGACACAGCATGGTCGTGGTTTCAGACAGGTCCGCTGCAACGTCTGATGCCGGGCGGTGCCATCATAGTAATTATGACGCGGTGGAGCTTGTTGGACCTGACCGGACGTTTAATTGACTACCAGACGCGCAACCCAGCGGCCGAGCCGTGGGAGATTGTGGAGCTACCAGCCATACTGCCGTCAGGTAAGAGCCTGTGGCCAGAGCAGTGGCCTATTGGTGCGCTAGAAAAAACAAAAGCGGCTATAGATCCAAGATATTGGAACGCGCAGTACATGCAGCAGCCTACGTCGGACACCTCGGCCATCGTCTCAAGGAAGCACTGGCGTGTCTGGGAGGCAGACGAGCCGCCGAAATGCGACTATATTATTCAGTCATGGGACACGGCGTTCGAGACTAAGAACAATTCGGACTATTCGGCCTGCACGACGTGGGGTGTTTTTTATAATGAGCAGGAGAATGACGCGCCGCAGATTATTTTGCTTGACGCGTTTAAAGAACGGATGACGTTCCCTGATCTGAAGGCCGCAGCGTTTAAACACTGGAAGGAATGGGACCCGGATGCGTTCATTGTGGAGAAAAAGGCGGCAGGTGCGCCGCTCATCCAAGAGTTTAGGGCGATGGGGATACCTGTCCAAGAGTTTAGCCCTAGTCGCGGCAACGATAAGATGGTCAGGCTCAATGCTGTTGCCGATCTATTCTCGTCTGGTACAGTTTGGGCACCGGATACGCGCTGGGCGCGAGAAGTAATTGAAGAAATGGCGTCCTTCCCCGTTGGCGAACACGACGACTTTGTAGACACGACCACCCAAGCACTGCTACGGTTCCGGCAGGGCGGGTTTATTTCATTAAGCACGGACGAGAAGGACGACTACGCGTCCCGGCGTCCACGAGTAGCGGCATACTATTAAAGGCAGATCATGGCAACTAATATAGACAAGGCGTTGTACCAAGCTCCTACAGGCATTGATGCGTTGGCAGCAGGTGAGCCGGAGTTGGAGATCGAGATCATCGACCCGGAAGAAGTAAATATTGGCATCGACGGGATGGAGATCAGCCTGCGCCCAGAGCCTAAGACGGACGAAGACTTTGATGCGAACTTGGCCGAGTACATGGACGAAGGCACCATGTCTAGTATGGCAGACGACCTTGAGTCGGACATTGACAACGACAAGAACAGCCGCAAGGAGTGGGAGAAGTCTTACACCGAGGGCTTAAAGCTATTGGGCTTGCAGATGGAGGAGCGGACCGAGCCTTGGGCTGGCGCTTGTGGTGTGTTCCATCCGATGATTACCGAGGCCGTGGTACGGTTCCAAGCTGAGACGATTACGGAGACGTTCCCTGCCGCCGGTCCTGTACGCAGTAAGATCATTGGTAAAGATACGCCAGAAGTCATCGAGGCTGCTGCCCGCGTACAAGAAGACATGAACTTTGAGTTGACGGAGGAGATGAAAGAGTTCCGTCCAGAACATGAGCGCATGCTGTGGTCGCTGCCAGCCACCGGGTCTGCGTTTAAAAAAGTTTATTTTGATCCCAGTTTGGGACGCCAAGTGTCGATGTTTGTGCCGGCCGAGGACATCCTGCTGCCCTACGGGACAACGGACTTGGATACGTGCTACCGCGTCACGCACGTCATGCGCAAGACTAAAAACGATATTCTTAAGCTCCAGCAGGCTGGGTTTTATCGGGACTTTGAGTTGCCTGACCCACCACGCGAAGAAGA